TCCGCAATCGCAGAAAAGCCCGCCGCTGCGCCCGCGCCTGCGCCTACTCCTGCCCCAGCACCGAGGTCATAACCATGAAGAATAAAGGAAAAATCCTACAACAAGCGATTGTTATGGCAGAGGATCTCTTTCCGGGCCCTAAGATGGGGAAGAAAAAGAAAGCCTGGGTTGTAAAGTTCATCAACGAACACGTCAATCTTCCAATCCTCAATGAGAGGCAAGAGGCAAAGATCATTGGATTCGCTGTTGATGTTCTATGCGATCTCATGTTCCAAAAAGTCCAAGAGATCAAAGCACAATGATCCCTGCGATTCTAAAACACGTCCAATCTCTGGGCTATCGTATTTTCGATGGTGGCCACGCCTATAATCTGAACATTATTGGTATTCGAAACAGCAAAAACGTAAACTCGTTCAACGATTTTCTTTGTTGTGTGTATCGAGAAACAGAAGATGGCGCTTGGACCGTAAAATACTGGCCAGCAACAACTGATCCGGGGAAGTTTTGTCTTGAAAACCCTGAAGTCTACGGAACATCGGCAGGAACGGCAATCATCGTCCCAGGGCAGTACCGTGGTGTTTACAAACTCGATCTCCACCGAGGTAAATACGAAGCGCTCTGCCAACGGAACGGAAAGATCAAAGTCTATAGAGACGGAAACCGAGATGATGTCCTCGACATGGACCCAGACACGATCCAAGAGGGCTTTTTCGGCTGTAATATCCACAAAGCTGGCGCAAACTCCACTCAAGTAGATAAGTGGTCTGCCGGGTGCCAGGTCTTTGCCCGAAGCAGAGATTTTGATGAGCTAATCGCGCTTTGCCATAAGCAAATTGAACATCATCCCACCTGGGCACCTTCTTTCACCTACACCCTCATCACGGAGTGGTAGAAATGGAAAAACTAAAAGAACTCTGGGAGAAACTCAACCTTAAAGTAGCCCTCGTTGGAGGGGTGGTTGTGGTTTCTACTTCCTTGGGCACTTGCCATCTTGTAAAAGATGACGCGCCTGAAGAGTCTCCGATTGAGGAGACTACTACGACCGAAGAGGTCGCTCCGGCTGAAGTGCCAGAAGAGGTTCCGGCTACGCCAGAAACTCCAGAAGAAGAGTAAGAGGTGGGGGATAGCGTCGGTGTTGGGCTTGACGTTAGTCGGGTTGTTTCTGTTTCTACTTCCCGATTTTCTATCCCCCACCCCTTTATTTCTCTTTCTCGGGCTTCCAACCCATTTTTCTTTTAGTGCCATAGACATAGGCGTCTGCCCTGTCTTTGGACATCTTCTTTTTCTTTGCTTGATTCCTGAGCCGGTCTTCAACCGACTTCAGAATCTCCTCGCTCGGTGCCATCGTTAATCTCCAAAGGGTGGCCTGGGGTTCTTTTAATTTCTACATAACTCCAAGAACTCCGCTTCCGTCCTCTAGGCTTGATGGTCGACATTACGACAACCTGGCAGGGGGACTTCTCCAAGACCTCTAAAGTCTTGCCCAAAGTGAGTGGATCCCACATCCGGTCATCCACTACAATCAAATCGCCAGAAAACGCTATCCCTGCGGCGATTGCAGCGAGAAGACGAGCCTCCGTGCTTCCAGACAGCGCGGTGTGCTCCTCCCCATCTCTGGTAAGTCCGATGTTTATGGCGCCGCCGGAAGCATCGAACAAAAGGGTGTCTCCCTTGGGCAAGAACTTACCTACAGATTTACAGAATTTGTCAGCTACTTCGTCGAGCATATCGTGCATGACTTGGATGACTGCATTCTTTAAAGCCTTAAGAGAAGAAGACAAATCAGAAGCTCGTACCTCCCCATTCTTGGCTAGTGAAGCAACTTTCGTCATTCTACGGTGTAGAAGAGTTTCTCCGATCTCTCCGAGCAAGTCCTCAGTCGGCGGAATGCGTTGGATGGCATCCTTGCCCCCGAGTTGCTTGGTCAAGTGCGAAAGCACATGCCCTGCTTGGAGCATCGGGTCTGCTTTGTAGTCAAGGTAGATCACCTTTAGTAGATCCCGAAGCATGGCCCGTTGTAGGGTGTTCCAGACTCCTCCAAGCTCGTCATCTCCGACAAACCGGACTGTGCCCATAGACTCTAAGGCGATCTTACTCGCTTTTACCTGGGCACTCTGATCACGTTGAAGAGATCCTATTTTCGTTAGAAGATCTGTAAGGCTGACTGGCCGGTCAAGGGGGCACACGAGGACCAGCGTTTCGTGTAGTTCCTTGGGCAAAAGGTCCATCAGGTCTGCCGCTGTGATGTCCTTACAGAGCACTTCCCAGAAAAACTTCACTTTGGTTTCGGTGCTCCCCGACATTACAGCGTGTAGTTCTGCGATTGATAATGCACTTTGACCTTCGTTTGCTCCCGAAGACTTAGGCCTTTTCCCGCGCTCAAGAACCCACCTTCGGATGCTTCCATTATCAAAACGGGCAACAGCCACAGCTTCATTTTGTGAAGGGGGAATTAGAGCAGACAGAAGCTTCCCGTCTTTGATGGGCTTGTCTCGGTACAAAAGACCATAAGCACTTCCCGTTCGGGCAAGCTGTAGGGCTTCTGCGATAGCGCTTTTTCCAGACTCGTTGTTACCGATTAGAAGGGTGTGTTTACCGATGTTTACGGTGTAGTCCCCACCATCTGGGCTCTTGATGTTTGTTTGAATCTGAGTGACAAAGTTGCTCATTGGGACTCTCCGCAAAATTCTTGGTGGACCAAAGCTAGTGCTGCGCCATTCATTCGAGAAGGCGTAGTCTTACCCATCTTCCAACGACGTAGGCTTTGTACGCTTGGATTAGCTCCTGCAAGATGTTTTCCCATCTCGACCGCGATCTTTTCATAAGAGAGGCCAATTGCCCCAAGGTCGTACAGTAATTTACCAGGCTCTACTTGAGCCTTTACTCTCGCTTCAATTGTCGGACTACGCATTGTTCTTCTCCTTAAAAGGAAGGTTAAGTTGAGGGTCTGGATCACAGCGATAGCCTCCTGACCAGTCCTCTTCATCATAGGGATAAACCTGTGTAATTCTTTGGATTTCAGGGGCGTCTCCCCGCTCTTTGTGTTGGCAGAGGAGAAAAACCGGACGACCGACTCGGATTGCCATTCCAACAATCTGAGCAGTCGCCCGGCCCACGAAAGGGGTTGGAATAACGATCATGTCGTAGTAGGGCTTTCTGGTAATCGAGTGCTCCCTCTGGACCACACTCTTTGCCCAAGAATTCCAGTCTCCTCTGTGGTGAACCCGAAAATCTTCCCTTCCGGGAACGATGTTGATCTTCAAGTCCTTACCCGCACGTTCTCCCCGCGCTTGGATAATCTTTCGGATATTCCCGCAATCCTCCTCGATCTTATCTTCTGTATCGAAAGAGGGGTGTGCGTAGAAAATGCTCACTTTCTTGCTCATTTCTTTTTCCTCGCTTTTTTCCGCATCTCACGGCATTTTTCACAATCACAAAAGACAGGACGTCTCATACTTCGCTCCAACGATTTCCGATGTCGGCTTCTGCCGTATAGTCGAGAAGGGGGGTCTTCTTCCGTCGTCGATTCATTACGCCCTCTAAAATCTTAGCCGCCTCTTCCGCCTTATCTTCGGGCACCTCAAGGTAAAGCGCGTCGTGGCCATGGTTGATCAGCCATTCGACTGGAATAGTCTTTCCAGTAGGGTCGATGGCTTCTGTAGAAAACCATGGACGTTTTCCATAGATAAGCTCGATCATCCCCTCGTTTACTATGACAGCCCCCCCTGACTGGATGGGGTGATTGACAAGCTCGTTGATCTTATCCTCGTTTCGAAAGTACCGACGCCGGTCCCAGAGAGAATCTCCGATGAAACCCTCTCGCCTGTATCTCCCCTCGATCATTCGCCACCACTTTGGGATTTCAGGATCGGCTTTCTTTAGGCCATGGACAACCTGGCGCACGTCCTCAACTGTAAGGTGGGCATAGAGGAGGTTGCCTTGGTCATCCTCAACTGAACAAATCTGTTCGTGGATTCTCTTAGTAGAAGCTGCGTACTGCCACGCGTATCGAGTGTTCTTAGTAATATCTCGCGTAGCTTTAAAAGTGCCCTTCCCCTTTTCTCTCCTTTCTTTGGGCGCTCCTTCCAAGCTCCAAATTCCCTTACCGTACACAACTTCCATTGTTTCGTTGTGGGGATCGAGACCCTCTCGAATGACGCGCAAAGAGTGTTTAGCCTGGGCCTCTTCTACAATTAGCCTCAACTCAAGCTGGTCCATATCCGCACCGATAAGAACGCAACCTTCTCGGGCAACGTAGATATCACGGAGGGTGTAAGGAATGTTCTGGGCATTTGGGTTGCTGGAAGAGTACCGTCCTGTCGCGGGTAGACGATTGTACGAAGGGTGGATTCTTGTAATCTGCTTCTCGATTAAAGGACGAACGTAAGTGCCCAGAAGCTTTGATACTTTTCGATAAGACCTCACAGATCTTAGAAACTCAACTTTCTCTTCAGAAAGGCCGTAGTGGACAATCATCGTCCGGAGAGTTTCATCGTCTGTAGAAGGGTCTCCTGTTTTCTCAGAGTAGTGATGGGGGGACAGGTTCCATTCTTTAAAAAGAAGCTGTGCCATCTGGCGTGTGCTTTGGGGATTAAAGCTTTCCCCAGCAATCTCCTTGCAGGCTTTTAGTTGTTTCTTGGCCTCGAGGTCTAGCCGGAACAAGTGTTCCTGAGCACGCTCCTGATCTACTTCAATGCCATTACGCTGCATCGTAGTGCCCAGGTGTTGTAAGGTGTGTTCACGAGGCAACAGGTGCATCTGGCTTCGCTTCTTCACATCTTGGGCAAGAGGCTTTGCAATCCTCGCAGTAACACAAACATCTTTCCCGCAGTAAATGTGGAGTTCTTCGTCCGTCTTCGCCTCAACTGCGGTATGGTCTGCTTTCCAAGCTTCTGGGTTATCAGTATAAAAGGAACCCACGAAACCAAGATTATGGGGAAGTTCGTTGTCTGCTAAGAGATGGAGTAGGATGGTGTCACAGGATAGATTGGGAGTGATCCCTGTCCATTGCTCCATGACGAGTCGATCATATTGCCCTGCATTGTGTCCCAGGACAGGGATTCCCGGCTCCTGGAAGAAGGTTCGGAATATCTTCTTCAGCGCAGCTTGCTGTTCTGGGGACGCAAGAGGTCTGCCAACGATGCTTTCGATCTCGACAACGAGAGCCTCGTCCTCCGTCCCTAAGCCGACACAGCGGACGTTTGCAGTAAGCGGATCAATACCGTCAGTCTCAAGGTCATAGGCAACGAACTTCCCCTCTTCCTGCCACTTCTTCAAATAAGCAGAAACCACTTCGGGCTCATTGGTCCGAGTTATTTTAGGCTCCGGCCAGTTTAATTTAGAGTCAAAATATCTCAGTGCCTTCCTCAAATCGTGGAAGAAAACTTCTCGGTATGCTGGCTGACGCATGACCCAAGCAGGGTGCATCGTGTATCCAACCTTTAAAGTTATGTTTGGATCCCAGGGAGCAGGTAGTTCTTCACACCCACCTCGGATCTTCATTACAGATACGTCTTTCTGTCGGATCGCTCGGGCCGCTTCCTTGCCCAGGCAGATAATCTTATGGATTCCTGTGGCTTGGAGTTCCCGGTACAGTCGACCCCGACAAGCCTCGGCGGGTTTAAGGGCTCGTTCCTCTTCACTCTTCCCTTTGTTCCTCCTGGATATCTGAATGTTAGTGGCTTCCAAATCATTCTTGGGAGGACGGCAGCAAATCGCATTCGTCAGGTGACATGAAAATCTCTTGAGGTCCAAGCGGTCGAGCGCTCGCTGAAGCTCCACACCCCCTGGGCCTACAAAAGGGCGCCCCTCTACAGTCTCATGTATTCCAGGAAAGTCTCCAATAATGATCACTTGATCATTTGAGTGAATCTCTGGACCTACAGGATCACCAGTTCCGCTGTGTCGCAGCGGACATTTTGAACAAAAGGTAGACATGGTGTTGGGCTAAAAAGTGGAGACGGCGGGGGCTGGTACAAAATCCACCGGGCGGATTCCCATTATGGTTTGAGTCCCACCGTCTCCGGGAAAGGGAGGGCCGCTACCCAAGTTTACTGAACACCCAAATTAATTATTAATTGGAGGGCAGCGACCCATAAAATTAAGGCATCTATTTGACCACGGACATGCCTTCCTGCTCCGCCGTACTCGCACTAAAAGGACCAACCCAGAAAGAAATCCTCCTCTGTGCGCAAGTCAGTATTAGTCAAGGAGGTAATCAAATCCCTCGTCGTCACTGACGGGAGATTCAGGTAGCGCAGCGCCAGCCCCGTTGGGCGTGGGTGCGGTTTCTACTTTAGGCGCCTCAGCCTTAATAGTAGCTCCTTTGACCTGGTCGTACTGGAACTTCTGCATAAAGCGGTACTCGGGATAACTACCCTCAGTGGGTTGTCCGTTCTGTCCCATAGTGGGGGCCGTATACTTGAAGTGTACTTTCTTGTTTACAAGCTTGTGGAAGGGAAACTTCACACGAGAAGTAAGCTTGCTCTCATCCACACCGGCAGCGACCAAGAATCCCATGATAAAAGGAACAGCTTTGTCTACAAGAGAAAAGCTCTCTCTGTGACGAATGCCATCCGTAGCCATGTATACGTAGAGGCGGTTCGACTCTTCGTAGTGTTTAAACTCCAGGATGGTAGCTTCGTGTAATCCGCTAGTCAGGTAGCCAATACCACTCCCACCCGCTGGGGTCTTGCCAGTAAAATCCAACTCAATGACAACATCGTTGCTCATTTTCTATTCTCCTTGCCCATCTGGGCACTGTTATTCACACACATTGTGAGGGGGTTGGGGCCGGAGGAGAGTGAAGAGAAAAGGACAAGAAATCTCCCACTCTTCCCCCAACCCACTAAACGAATAATCCATCTTCTTCTGCGGGCATTGAAAAAGCTCTCAATGCTTCTACTTCTGTGTAGTGCCGGAGGATGGCACGGTGCAGTCCGTCTTGGAGTGCCCAGCGTAGGTGTTCAAGACGCTTCTTGTCTTTAAGCTGCGCTGACACTTTCTGGAGTACCTCGGGCCAGTCTTCAATGCCCTGTTCCAGAATCTTGTCAGATACTTTCTGGGCGACATCACCGATCCACTCCAAGCCTTTGGGATATGCAATCTGGTATCCTGCTGCCCGGAGTCCTTCTGCAATGTTCATGGGAGACATGCCTGGGAATACAGACAATCGATCTCCGGACATATAGTCTGGCTGGGGGCGGAAACAAAGCTGGTACTTCCACGGCGCAGCGGTAGGCTCATACATTGCTCGGCCAATCACGTCGACCATGCCACTAAACTTTTCTGGAAGCTGACCGGGCAGTGAAGGACCACCGCGAACGAACTTACCGCTGCTTTGACGTGGCGGCTGCTCATGGCAGTTAAAGATTACGACGATCCCCATCGCTGTAGCGGCACGGGCTGAATCCCGGCAGGCGAGAACATCGCGGGTAAGAGCAGACCACATACCAGCACGGCCTTTGGTAGATTCATAGGCGTTGATGGTGGTCTCTACCATAAGAGAGAAGTCGTCGATAACAATAGAAGGCGGGCACTTCTTAGGATCTGAAATCGCATCATTGATGACTTGGGTTGCCTCGGGCACAGTCATGGCCTTAGCAACATTCATACCCTCGATCCCTAAGAATCTCTGGGCTGAGAGAAGACCGGAGGGGTCTCCGATGAAAAGCCCACAGGCTCCCGCCGCTGCTGACGCGACAGTCTTTCCTGCTTTACTCGGGCCGTAGAGGCAGATGAATACGCCCCCAGAAGGCGGACGGCCTCCGCCATTGGAGCCATTAGCTCCAGCTTTACTAGACATTGATTTCTCCAAACACACACTTGTTTATTGAGGGAAGCTAACACACTGGTTTTTTCTGAGTCAATTGAATGACGTCGATAATTTGATCTATGATTTCTAATTTACTGATCTCTTCAGGAGTCTTCTCGTCCGGACCCTGTTTGATCATGTCTTCCAATTCCCTACCAAAGAAATGGAGGGCTTCGAGAACAGTAGGTATTTCATCTTCTGTAAGTTTGAGGAGGATCATTACTCACCCCCAAAGCGGCACAGGTTGTAGGCATCACACTGTCCGTACTTGCCGTAGCAGACTTGGTTGGTCAGGGTCATCGGCCACT